AACAGGCCACACGCGAGCCGGGCGTCCTGGATGCGCGTCATCGCGGCACGCGCGGCCGTGGACCGGCCAGGAATGGGACGACCTCGCGCACCGTCTGCACCATCGTGCGGTCGCCGCGCAGGCGGTAGCAGGTGAAGGAAACGCCAGCGACAAGGCCAGCGGCGGCGAACAAGGCTTCAATCATGGTCATGCCCTTCGTGGCTGCGTTGAATCTCAGGTCTTCTTCGCCGTGATCCGCATGTACGAGCCGTACAGCAGTACATCCGGGTTGCCGCCCGACCTGGTGGTGCGGATGGCGAACGTCAGGGCCACGCCAGCGGCGGCCACGATCTTGTTGGCGGCGACGAACTCCTGCCGCGCGGTGCTGTTGGTCTCGGACCCGCCGAGGATCACTGTCGAACCCCCCGCGGGGGTAACGCGCCAACTGACTGTGTTGCCGGAGTCTCCCAGGACGTTGGCGGCCACCAGCCGCGCCGTGAACTCGATCTCACACGCCACCGGTGGGGTGTAGACGACTGTTCTGGCGTCGATGGTGCCAAATCCAGCGCCACCAAAGTCGTGCGTGTCCTGAACCACGACCGTCCGCAGATCGTCGCCAATGCGGACCGGTAGAACCGGCTGCGCCGGCGCTGTGGTCACGTCGTCGATGTACGCCGCCGAGACGTGCTGGCGCAAGGCCAACCGCCACCGGCCGGGCCCGGGCATCTGAACGCCCAGCACGCGGAATGGCTCGGTCGTGAACCCGACCGGGTGGGTGATCTCGACCACGTCGCCAGGCTCGTGCTGCAGGCCGATGTCGAACAGCTCGACGCCGGCCGCGAGCTTGCCGGTCGTCAGCTTGACCAGGCGCTTGTACGCCTCGCGGTAGGCCTGGCTGTGCCGGTGGATGCCGGGCATGCGGACCTGACTCAGGCGGACGGGCAAGGTGCTGCCGACGCCGAGCAGCTGCACGCTGGCGATCGCGTCCCGCCACGGGACCTGGCTGGTGTCGGTGTAGATCACCTCGACGACTGTCGGCGAGTTGCCGGCGTCGTCCATCGCCACAGGCTCGAACGCCGCGAAGTCGCCGGTGCCGAAGTTGTGGGAGTAGTGCGCCACCGGGGTGGGGTCGAGGTCGGGCCAGAAGCCGATGCCGTTGGACCGGGGGATCAGCCAGCAGCCCATGGCATAGCTGCGCAGCGCCTCGATCACCTCGGAGACCGACTGCGGGTTGATGAAGGACACGCCGTTGAGAATCGCGCGCTTCTCCGACGGCGACCCGATCAGCGTGTCGGCGCCGTTGGCGTTGACCGAGACGTTCAGCGTGTCCGAGCTGCTCCACATCACCGGCAGGCCGGCGCCATACACCGGGCTGGCCACAAAGTCCGCCAGGCACAGGAACGGGTTGTCGCTCCACTCCCAGGTGGTCGGGTCCGCCAGGGTCTGCGAGCCAGACCCGCCGAATGCCGGATCGCGCCTGCGGTCGTACACCTTGCGGCCGCGGATCCGGGCGCTGAAGTCCAGCGCACCGTCGAAGGCCGCCATCGGCATCGAGATGACGCTGTAGGCGTACCCTTCCAGCGTGTCCGCGTAGGTGATGCCGATGGCGGCGAATGCCGTAACCAGCGCAGCATGGGCCACCGTCTGGCTGCCGGTGTAGTGCGTCGCGCTGGCACCGGACGGCAGCGCCGCGCCATTCAGCAGCAGGTCATTGACCGAGTCGCAGGCGTGGCACCACAGGCACTGCACCAGCAGCGTGGTACTGCCGGCGCTGGCCGGCAGGACATTCAGGATCTGCGCGCCGATGCGGTCGCTGCCGTAGACCAGCGGCACCACGCTGCGCGCGCCAGCGGCCGCGAGCTGCCGGGCGTCCGCGGGCGTGCCGACGCGGTTGAGGCTCCCGGCGGGCGGGATGGTCAGGCTGCCGAACTGGGTGGCCACGATTACACCGCCAGCAGTCGCACCGTCGCGACGTGGAAACCCGGCGAGCGCTCCGAGTACTGCGGCGGGTCGCCGTAGACCACCAGGATGGGCGAGAAGCCCGGCCAGGTGAAGTTGAACGAGTTCAGCCGGTTGCCGCTGTAGTGCGTCTCGAGCTCTGCGCGCTGCGCACTGGTCAGCCAGTGCACGAGCACGAACTCGTACTTGTCGCTCGCAAACAGCACGCGGGTCTTCAGCAGCCCGTTGGTCGAGCGGGCAGACTGCGCGCCGGACAGCCGCTGCAGCGTGCTCTCGACCATGATCGGCAGCGTGGTGGGGTAGGTCATGGCATCAGCTCCGGCGGTCCAGCCGGATGTCCTGGCCGTTGATGCGCAGCACCGTGCCGGCAGCCAGCAGCACGTTGAAACCGTTGTCCGGGGTCACGTAGGTGCGGGGTGACGTCAGGTACTGCGCAGCCCCGCGCAGCTCGACGCGGCAATCGTTCTCGTTGATCTCGACCGCACCGCCGACCGCGGAGCACACCCAGATCACCTCGCCCGAGGGATGGGCGTCGTAGGCCCACACCGTGATCGGCCGGTCCTGAATGCCCTGCGTAATGAGCAGCGACCCCATGACCCAGTCGGTGTTGCCCAGCACCAGCGTGCCGCTGACGCGCACGCCGTCGACCGACAGGTCGTCGATCCGCATCGTCTCTGCGGTGAAAGTCCGGCCGTCGAAGATCCGGTTACTGTGCGACGACCACCGCTTGATCGGGAACGGTGAGAAGTCGATCTCCACCAGGAGACCGGGCTGCGTCACCTCGTCGCCAAGGATCGACAGCATGGAGCCGCTGAGGATCTTCACGGCTGCACGACCTCTCGGCTGGCCGGCAGCCTGGCGCGTTCGCTGCCCAGCAGGCCGCGGGTCACGTCGGTCAGCACCTCGATGGCACTGCGCACGCCGTTGACCGAGGTGGTGACGCCGTTGATGGCGTCGATCTGCGCCTCGCCGTTGGTGGCGCCGAAGAGCGTGCCCAGGGCGGTGGTGGCCGGGGCCTGGGAGGCCGCGCCCGAGAGCGTGCCGCCGGTCTCCTGAAGGTAATCGAAGACGCCCGTCGCGTCACCCGCCACGCCCAGCAGCGCCGCCAGCTGGCGACGGCCGGCCTCGGTGCTGACATCGGCGGCATCCACCAGCGCTCGGAACTGCTCGCGCGAGTTGACGTCCTGGTTGACACCGACACTGGCCAACACACCCTGCAGCTCGCGCGCCTTCAGGCCCGCGATCTCCTCGCGCGAGTAGTACTCCTGGGCGAACCCGAGCGCCTGCGCTTGCAGCGCGTCCATGCCACCGGCCATGGCGATAAAGCCCTCGCGCGCGTCGATGCTCAGCCTGGCCACGCGCGAGAAGACGCCGCCCAACTCGTTCAGGCTAGAGCTGAAGCCCTGCAGCACGCCCAGGCGCTGCAGGGTCTGCGTCATGGACTCGCCGACGCGCTGGAACGTGGCGAGCATCTGGCTGTACCCCGCAGACAGCGCATCGCCGTAGGCGCTGAGCGCGGCGACGGTGGCCTGCTCGTCCGCCTTGGCGTCGCCGGTGAACTGGATCCGGGCGCTGGTGCGGATGCTCGCCAGCTGCTCCACGGGCAGGCCCAGTGCCTCACCGTAGCGCTTGGCCTGCTCGTACACCGCCTTGGCGCCGGCGTTGAAGACGTCGGCCAGTTCGGTGCCGACCCCGGCCCGGTCCGTCCAGTTCTTGTCGCTGCGGAACCAGCCGCCCTTGGCCCGCATGTCGAAGTAGGCGTTGCCGGTGAACTCTCCACCGCCAAAACTTGCTTCGACCCCCTGACCGACGACCTGCGGGTCGCGGCGCCCGAAGGCGCGATTGACGGCGCCGCCAATGGCGCCACCGATCGCCGCACCGGCCTGCGGGTAGCCGAAGTAGGCCCCGATGGCGGTGCCGATGGAGGTGCCGGCGTTGACCATGCTGTTGCCGCTGCCTCCGGTGCTGTAACCGCTGCTGATGCCGCGGCCCATGTAGTGCCCGGCGATCGCGGCAGCAGCCGTCGAGCTGTATGCGCCCCAGCTGCCTGCGGCAGCGCCGCCAGAGGCACTGCTGGCGCCATAGCCGGCACTGCCCGCGGCAGAGTCTGCGAGCACTGAATTGGTCGCCTGCGTGCCGGTGTAGCGCAGGTAGGCCTGCTGCGCCCAGGTGCCGACACTGCTGGAGGCGCCCATGTAGCTGCCCCATGCGTTCTGCAGGCCCTGGCCGAAGGACGCGAGCTGCAGCGCCTGCATGCCGGTGTTTCCGCCTCCCGCGCCCTGGGCACCCATCGGGTAGCCCATGACACCGCCGACGAAGTTCGCCACGCCGGCCTGCACCGGCTGCAGCACGACCCGCAGCACGGTGCTGCGCACCAGGTTGCGGATGCTGGCCCACAGCTTGCTGAAGGCGTTGCCGCCCGATTCGAAGGCCCGGAACAGCGCGTCGGTCAGGGCCTGGCCGATCTCGTCGGACATGCGCTTCCACTGCGCGCCGATCTCGCGCACGCGCTCGACGCTCTCGCGCACGCTTTCCCGGTCGACGATGGCCTCGCGGATGCGCTTGGAGTACTCCTCGTAGGCGTAGGTGCCCTTGGCGATGCCGGCGGCCTCGAGCTGGCGAAGCGCGACCGCGGTTTCGCGCTCGACGTTGTTGAGCGTGAGCAGCCGGGTCTCCTCACGGATGCTGGCCACCTGCTCGTCGCCCTTCTTCAAGGACGCGTCAATGGCCAGCTCGGCTTCCTCGTAGCGACGCAGTTGGGCCTGCTGCGCCTTGGTCTGCTCGTAGCGCCACTCGACCAGGTCCTTGAGCTGCTTGGTCTCGGCATCGGCCTGCTCCTGCTGCCGCTTGGCGGTGGCCAGCCGGTCCTTCTCGGCCTTGCCAAGCGCTCCGGTCGCCTCGTAGGCCTTGGTTTTAAGGGCGACGTACTCCTGATAGGTCAGCGCTCCAGCAGCCAGCAGCTGCGCCAGCTCGCTGACGGTCTTGGCGTACTTCTGGTCGCCGCCATTGAGCTGGCGAGTGATCTCGGCCACGCGCGCGCGGCCCTTCTCCTGCTGGTCGAACTGCTCGCGCAGGGCCTGGAAGCGCGCATCCTCGGCGCGGCTGTCCAGCCCCTGCCCGGACAGAAGCGCCATCTCCGCGCGCAGCTCGCGGATCTGGTCGATCCGTTGCTGCATCGTGGCCCGGATCGTTGCCGCGCCGGCAGTCCGGCCGCCATCTTCAGCGCGCCGCAGCGCTTCAGCCGAGCCGGCGTTTTGTTGCTCAAGTGACCGGATCGCCGAAGCGATGCCATCCTCCGTCCGCGCGTAAGCACGGCCCAGCGCCACAGCCCCGCCACCGACCGCGCCGATGCCCAAGAGCGCCAGCACCGCAGGGCTGGCCGCCAGCGCTGTGCCAAGGGCCACCACCGTGCCCGACAGCATCGCCACGGCCTTGCCGACGGCCAGGACGCCAACGGCCGCCCCGACACCCAGCGCCCCAGTCGCAAAGAGCGAGAACGCCGTTTCGTTGTTGCGGATGATGTTGCCAAGCCCGTCGATCCCTTCGGCCAGGCCGATCACGGCCTGCGACAGCGCTCGGGTGAAACCGGTGGCCTTGTCGGCGTCCGCGATGAAACGCGTGGTCGCGTTGCCCAGCACGGTGAAGCCCTGCGACACCGTGGCAGTGGACCGCGCCACCTCCTCAGCCAGCTTGGGCGCGGACTTGGTCAGCGCGTCGACGACCTTCTGCGCCGTCAGCTCGCCCTGCTCGCCCAGGCGCCGCAGCGACCCGATGGGCACGCCCAGGCCGTCGGCCAGCGCCTGGGCCAGGCGCGGCGCCTGCTCCATGACGCTGTTGAGCTCCTCGCCACGCAGCGCGCCGGCGGCCATGCCCTGGCCGAGCTGCACGAGCGCCGCGCGCATGCCTTCCGCACTGCCGCCACCCACCGCCATGGCGTTGCCGATGGCCTGCACGACGGTGATGTTGGCGTAGCCGGCCCGGGCCATGGTGGCGTAGACGCTGCCCAGCTCCGTGAAACTGGTGCGCGATCGCTGCGCCACGGCGAAAAGCTCGTCGAACACCTGCACCGCCCGGGCATTGCTGCCGGTGGCCAGCTCGAGCCGGTTGCGCAGCGTGGTCACCGCATCGGCCGCGCCGATGGCCTGCGTGATCAAGCCCGACAGCGCCGGCAGGCCGAGCAGGATGCCGCCGCCGAACAGGCCCACGCGCGACAAGGCGCCGGTCAGGGCCGTCGACATGCGGTCTGCGGCGTCCTGCGCACCCAGCAGCGACCGGCCGTATTCGTCGACCTGGCGCTTGGCGGTCTCGACGCCCGTGGCCGTGAAGCGGGTCTCGACGTTGAACGTCATGACGTGACTCCGGTCAACGCCTGGGTTTTGTCGTCGGTGGCGTGGTGGCATTGGCTGCCGACCACGCGTCGAGCCAGACTGCGTCCAGCGCGCGGATGACGCGCACCTCCCAGGGATCCAGCGGCGTCTGGTTCAGCCGGCACCAGGACTCGATCTCGGCCCACGAGATGGCACCAGGCCCGGAGAAGCCGGGCGGGCGGCCGCGCGCGATGTCGCCGAAGGCCGCGATCAGGTACAGCAGCGCCCGCGGCGCGGCGGGCGTGTCCAGCTCGGACGGCCGCCGACCCGTGGAGGCCTGGGCCTGCTGCAGGTGGGCGCGCAGCGTGCACTTGCCCTCACGCGTCAGGTCGAGCCGGAACTCGGCGCGGGCGTGGTCGAGCAGCTCGGCGAGCTGCTCCGCACGAAGTTTCCCAGTTCCTGACCTTCGCGCAGGACCTGGCCACGCAGCCACTTGTGCTCGGTGTAGACCTTGCGCAGGTTCGCGTCTGTCGCCGGCATCTCGGCACCGCCGTCGGCAAAGCCCGACCAACTGATCGTGTGCGCCACGGCCAGGTCGAGCGTGTCCGATGTCAGCTCCTCCAGCGTGGCCGGCTCGGGGCCGTCGCGCCCGGCCTTGCGAGCGGCCAGCTCGCGCATCTGGGCCCGCGACAACTGCGCGCGCAGCACCGCGCGGACAGCCTTGGACTCAGGGCCGCGGACGGTGATGGTGGCGCCGATGGGCTTGCCGTCCGGGAACACCGGCTCGAAGCTGTGGCCAGCCTCGCTGGCGTCGGCCACGGACGGGTGGTTCTTGATGTCAAACATTTCGCGGGTCCCGATCAGGAGGTGACGGTGCTGTCCTGGATGTGCAGCGTCGTGGCGCGGTTGCCGTTGGTGCCCGCGTGCTCGAGCGCCGTGAAGTCGAAGGACTGCATGCGGCTCTCGTTCTGCGTGCTGAACGAGCCCCCGGACAGCTTGATGCGCGGCAGGCACAGCTGGATGAAGTTGCCGCCGATGCTGGTGTCGTCGGTGGCCCGCACGATCAGCGAGATCTCGGTCTCGTCGTCGAAGATGTCGTCGAACGTGGCGTCGCTGAAGTAGCACTGGAACTGCCCGGTCACCTCCATCGCACCGTGGAACACGCCAGGCGTCAGCGCAGAGCCGACCGCGGCGCCCGTCTGCATGTTGTTGGTGACGTTGATCGACAGCCCCGTGATCAGCGCCGACACCGCGCCGTTAATGACCAGCACGCCGGTGTGGCCGACCTGCATGACGCTGAGCGCCGGCGTGCTGGCCGAGGTGAAGTACTGCGACGCGGATTTGGCACGGTCCTGGCCGGTGAAGCCGAAGGTCAGCGTGGCGCGGTCGTTGGGCGGCAGCTCGATCGCCATGGTGTTGACGCGCGCGCCCAGGAAGCGGTTGGATCGCGGCACGTCCGGGTTCCACTCTTCGACCGTGTAGCTGGTCTGGGTGTGACCGGTGACCGGCATGAAGGTGACCCGGCCGGGGATGCTGATGGTCAGCGAGTCGCCGGCCGCTTTGGCCGCTACCGGCTCTGCGACAGTGATGCCGGTCGCGGTGAGCGCGATGATCGTGTAGTTGCGGGCGTTGTTCGGCACACCGGTCGTCGCCCAGCCCGCGAAGCGGATGGTCATGCCGACGCACAGGCCATCGGTGATCCAGCTGCCCGCGGCACGGACGAATTGCGGCGCCGCCACCGTGGCCGTGACGTTGCTCAGCGGGATGTTGGCCACCGCGGTGAAGTCGCGCCGCACGGCGCTTTCCATCAGCTCCTTGTAGGTGCCGCACTGCAGCTGCAGCGCCAGGTCGCCGCCCACCGCCCGGTTGCCGTGCCGCATGGTCGAGCGCTGGAAGCTGGCGCGCTTTTCCTGGCTCGTGATCGCGGTCTTGCTCAGCGCCAGGCTGTGCGAAACGTAGGGAATGACCTTGGCCGTGCTGTCGTTGGTCGCGATCGTGCCGTAGGTCGTTTCGCGGCGGTAGGACAGCAGGACGCCGATGTCGGATTGGATGGCCATGGTGAGGTCTCCGGTGGGAGGATCAGAGCGCCACGGACGGGTCGTCCTGCGACGTGAAGTAGGTGATCTGGAAGCGCTGGCGGCCGACGACGATGGGCTTGTCGCCGGAGCCGGAAATCTCGGGTTCGTAGCCGGCCGGCACGACGCTCTTGACGCCCGGCAGCGCCGCGGTGGCCAGGATTCGCTCCACGTCCGCCACGAGCTCGTCGCGGGCCTGGGCGTAGTCGTCGGACTGCTTGAGTTCGGCCGACACGGTCAGCAGCAGCACGCGCTCGATGGGCCGCCGCGTGCCGGAATAGATGGCCGCGGACTGCTGCTGCTCGCCGTCATCCTCGACGACCAGAGCCGGCAGCGTGACCCGCGGGTCCCAGGGGTGCTGGTACACACGCGTGCCGGCCGCCGTGGCGCCTGCGGCCAGGGCCGCCGCGACCGCTGCGCGGATGACCTGGCGGTGGTGGGTCACGACAGCCGCTCCAGCGGCAGCGTGGTGAGCCCGGCGCCGTCGGCCTGCGGCGTGCGCACGCGGAAAGTTCCGCGCGGGCAGACGAACTGACTCGCCGGAGTCAGCTCGGTGCAAAGCGCGGTGTCAAGCACCAACGTCGGCCCAGTCGCCGCAATGCCGCCCAGCGCCTCCAGGTACGGCTCAGCGAAGATGCCCTGCACCGTGACGCCGTCCAGCTGGCCCTCGACATCCGACAGGTGCCTGAGCACCGCGGCGTTGAGCCGGGCCTGCCGGGCAGCGAATGGTGCGACCATGACCTGCCCGAGCGCGGCCGCCGCCGGTCAGAAGGCGCCGTTCAGGCGGACGCGGGAGATCGTCGGGCCGTTGACCTTGGCCTCGACGATCATGCCGATCTTGGTGTTGCCGGACGCGGCGGTGGTGACTCGGCGGTTGGTGTTGTCCCAGTAAGCCAGCACCAGCGACGTGCCACTGGCGGTATCGGTGCCGAGCGTGTTCAGGTCGACGACGCCGGACATCTGCAGCTCGACCGGCGCGCCGTTTGCGGCGTCGTGCTGGGCGACACCGAACAGCAAACCGACGAGCACGCCCTGGCCGCTGGTCACGGCGTAGGGTGCGATAACGGTCAGCTTGTCACCGGGTTGAACGAAGTTCTTCATGCTGTGCTCCGGATGGGGAGGGGTTGTTCAGGGTCCCTGGGATCAGGAGCCGACGCCGCGGTACAGACCGCGCCAGTCCAGCGCCTTGGCCGCAAAGTCTTCGCGGCACTTGAAGCTGACGCCGTCAACGTCAAAACCGACTTCGGTTTCGATGACCGGGCCTTCGCCGCCGTCCAGGTAGGCGAATTCGACCGTGTCGACCTGGCTGTTGCTTGCCGCGGCGTACCAGGTGGCAGCGCTGCTGGCGTCCAGCACCGGCTCGACGATGGGCTCGAGTGCCGTGCGGCCACCGGTGCGGAACTCGTTGACGTTGCTGGGCTGCGCCGGCACGAAGTTGCTGCTGGTCAACTGGTAGGCCAGCTGCTCCAGCGCCGCGGGCACGATCAGGAACGCCGGCATCAGGTTGAGTTCTTCCGATGCCAGGCCCTTCTGCACCCGCATGGCGGTGCGCATGGCCGTCAGCGCACTGAGCTGCAGCGCACTGCCACCACCGGTGCCGTTGTTGCCGTGGCCGGCTGCAAACAGCGCCACGGTGTCGCTCATGGTCGGGTTGCTGGTGAGCTGGGCGTACACGAGCCGGTTCTCCAGCCGAGACGCAGCGCCACCGAAGCCGCTGACGATGCGGTCGAAGCCGCGCAGATCGTCGTTGACGATGGCTTGGCGATTCAACGGGACAATGCGGCCGTAGCTGATCAGCTGATAGCGCTCACCGCCGTCACCAAAGGTGCCGTACTTGAACTCGCCCGCCTCGTTGACACGCAGCAGATCAGGCATGGCACCCAGTTGCGCGACGGTGACTTCCTTGAAGTCGGGCAAGTTCGGGGCGCGGCGGGCCCACTGCCGGTAGGTGCCCGGATTCTCGTCGTAGCCCATGCGCAGACGCTTGGTGGCCACGTTGGCCAGCAGATTCGCGAAGTCGCTCGTGGTGTGCAGCCCGCCCATGCCACTGCGGAAGTGCAGCATCGCGCCGGCCTGCTCCATTCGCGGGCGATCGCGGACATCAAGCCCGCGCGCCAGCAGGTAGTCCACGCCCATCTGAAGCAGCGACATGCTGCGGAAGCGGCGGCCGTTGTCGGTGATCTTCTCGCGCGGGTTGACGCGGTGCATCAGCACCTCTTCGTAACCGCGGAGCAGGGTTTCCTGCTCGTCGCGCACGGTCTGGATGCCGCGCACGTTCTGGTGCCCACCGCTGGCAGCGTCGTTGCGGGCCAGCTGATTGATCACCTGGTCCTGCGCCTGCTGCAGGGTCGAGCCGCTGCGAATCAGCTGGGAAGCAAGACCGGCGAGGCCAGCACGCTCGCACAGCGAGGTGATGTCTGCGGCGCGGATCTGCTCTTCCTCGCGGGCACGTTGGGCGACGTCGACGACCATTGCAGCGCCACCGGCAGCGGGTCGACGCGGAACGTGTGCGCCGCGCGCACCGGGAACTCGAAGACGTTGGACGGCATCGCCAGCACGCGGGTGATCTCGCTCGCCGCGTCGTGGTTGCCCTTCTTCACGTAGACCCGGATGCCCGCGCGGTCCAGCCGGCGCATCTGCGACACGAAGAACAGCCCGGTATTGATGTCGCGCCAGTCGCCGTCGAACACGTCGCCGGCGATGACGACGAAGTCCACTCGCCGCGAGATCGCCAGCTCGACCAGGTTCTCGAGCGCCTCGCGGGT